CTGTATGTTTAATGTTGAGGTACTTTTATTATTTGTAGTATTCTGACTTGCCGGGATAACCGCTTCCCCTTTATGTACTACTGCTAATTGTGTTTTTGGTACATAGGGAGTGCCTACTGCGTAAGAAGGAGTTCCACTTGTTATAGTACCTCCACCTGGAAGATTAATTGTAGTGCCACCCGAAGGATTAATCGTTACTGTATTAGGCACGTAAGGTGTACTTGGTGTAGAAGGTGTACTTGGTGTAACTGGTATGGAAGGTATATTGGGTGCATTAGCTGCAACGATAGCCTGTGCCTCTTCATAAGAACCAGCACTCTGAACTCCACCTACTGGTCCTGTATAATCTCCGGTTGAAATAACTCCGCCACCGGGTAATTTAATTGCGGTTACTTTTCCAGCAGCATCGACTATTTTTTGTAAAGCAGCGACTTGCCTATTAGCAGATGATTCCGTAGCTGATGCAACTCCATTAACTTTACTAATTAATCCATCATACACTAAGTTTATTTTTGCTATTGCTTCTGCTATTTTTTCAGCAGATTGCTCTGTTGCTTTAACTGTTTTTATTATAGCATCTCTTTCTTCTTCTAAAGCCTTAACTGCAACCTCTTCTTTTGTATGATACATTTCATATAACTTATCGTAAATAGGTTGCATTGCATCGGCAAATTCTTGGGTAGATTTTAACATTTCTTCATTAACTTCTACAGATTCTTTACCTGTTTTATTCACTAATTTCAAAGCACTGGATAGGTCAGTAAAAGATTCTGTTGCTCCTTCATTAACAGGTACTAATTCTTTTACTTTTTCTTTTATCTCATCAAAAAATGCTCCTGCACCTCCACCACCGCCACCTAAAGTATCAGCTAAGTCTACAAAGTTTCCTTTGATAGAACCAAAAACATCTTCTGTAATATCTCTCATCCCGAAAAGATTTGTTTCCCATGCTAAATATAAAGAACCTACTGCACCAATTAATATACCTATTGGACCGGCACTTGCAGTCCCTATTAATTTTAATGCTCCAATAACTACGTTTATTGCTACCTTCATCTTCATAAAAGCTGCAACCGCCATCAATATTGGTCCGCCAACCGCTGCCATAGCTCCAATTACTGCTGTTACCTTAACTATTGTTTCAAATAATTTCGGGTTTTCATCTACCCATTCTCTTATTTTTCCTACAACTTCAGTAATTTTTTGAATTAAAGGAACTAACATCGGTAGTAATTGGTCGCCAATCGTTTGACTCATTACTATTATTTGTTGTTTGGCCTGTTCAAAAGCAAATCCAGCGGCATTAACCCCTTCAGTTTGTTCTTTAAACGCTACATCAGTTAGTCCTATAGAATCTTTCATAGATGCAAGTTTCGATATATAAGTATCGGCTTGAGTTCCAGTCAAAGCTAATGCCAAAGTTTGACCTTCTATTGAAGATATATATTTTTGTAATGGCATATTGGAAGCTTCAGCTGCATCTTTAATAACATCAAGCGCACCTGCTAAACCTAAATCTGCAAGCATAGCTTTTCCGCTTGCATACTCTTTGTCTTTTAAAAGTTCTGTCATATCCGCAGTAGGTGACATTAAGGACTGCATTATTCCTCGTAACTGGGTTGATACTTCTGCTGCTTTTCCTGTAACTCCTGTACCTGTAGCCATTACTGCAAACAATTCTTCTTGACTAACTCCTAATTCAGAAGTCAAAGGAATTACTTTCCCAATACTGGCTGCAAGCTCAGGGAATGTAGTCTGCCCTAAAGTAACCGTTTGGAAAGCTAAATCACTGGCTTTTTGAACGGCTTCTTTTGATGTATCTCCATATCCTTTAGTGACTGCAGATAAAAGGTCAATTGCGTCTGTTGTAGTAGCTACACCAGCCGTAGCAGCTTTAGCAGCAATACCAAGAATTCCAACTGTATCGGCAGTATCACCAAAAGCAGATATAACCTGATAGGCTCCTTCTGCTAAATCCGTTGTATCTTTTCCAACTTTTACTGCCATATCTCTAATCGCCGATTTCAGTTCATCCACTCGTTTAGTACTGCCTGGTATTAATGTGGCTATATTAGCTACTTCTTTATTAAAACCAATTGCTGCTTTTACAGTTAGGCCAAATGCCGCCGTTATGGCTGCCCCGGCAATAGTCATTACTTTACCAGCACTTGCCATCTTCGCAGATATATTTTTCATAGATTTGCTTACTTTATTTTCTGCGTCGGATAGACCTTTTGTTAATCCTGTAGAATCAGCTTTAATTTCGACTAATGCCTCACCTAATTTTATAACCCATCACCTACTTTAATATTTCGTTGGAGTTTTTATCCCTTTTTTATTTGCCATTTTCATTAAATCTTCTGTCGTTGTAGTGTCTTTTTGTTTTTCTTTTCCACCACTACCGGATAACATTTTTTCAACTTCCGGTATCTCACCTAAATAAGAGCTGAATTGATATATTGACATATCGCCTATTTCGTTAATCGTAAAGCCATAATATCTTGACATGAGAGCAAAGGCACGTTTCCAGCTTATACCTTCTTTGCCCTCTTCTGGGAGTTTTTTACTTTACCACCAATATTCATCAGCACATTTGATATTTCACTAATATTGTCCAGGTCAATCATATCATCCACATCTGCCAGAGTCAGCTCAGGTTGGTATTTCTTCAAGCTACGCCACAACATAAATGTAACCCCATCCATAGTCTGTAATTCTTTGGTTTCATTTACGTTGCTATCAAGAATACTATTTATTAATATCAACTTTTCTTCCATGCTTACTATAGTTGCTTGTATAATCTTAATCCGTTGTCCTTTTATATATTGCCGGAAGTCTGCTAAATCCCGCATACCGAATATACCCAGTTTGTATTCCTTGCCCTTTATGGTTACTTCTATACCACTTCCGGTTATGTTCTCTAATTTGTCTTTTTCTTTTTCTTCTTTCATTTTAATCTCCTAAATTAATATTAACTTGATTCGTAACTTAATATACCATCGCCTTGAAAATTTATGGATTCATTTACTAAAGTGTCGACTGCCGAAGTTATAGAATGGCTGTCTACAATAACCCAGCCCTCATATCGTAACGAATTATCAACATCAATATAAAACTTGATAATCAGATTATCACCGATCCATTCCAATACATCTTCAGTCAACCAATGCCTTTCTGCACTGCCCGTCCAGCCCTTTACTGCTGCAATATATGTTTTATGCCCATTATCACAATAATCTGTCGTTGGTAACATATCACAAACGTTATCAGCACCCCAGCTAAAGAACCCGCAAACCGGACCGACTAAATTAATTTCTATGGTTACCGCTTCACCTGCTATTTCATCAGTTAATAAAGCAGTAGCTACCGTTATAATTCCTGCTTCAACTGCAACTATTGTTGTAGTTATATTATTTGATGCAGAACCAGTAATGGTAATTATATCGCCTATTGCGAAACACCCAAAAGCTTCAGCTACTGATGTTATAGTATCACCTGCACCGTCATTGTCTACAAAAGCAATATCCTCTCCGGTTACTTTTTCATATCCAATTAATTTAGTTTCTATGGTTACTGATTCACCGGCATCTTCTGCGGTAAGAGTTCCAGTAGCTACGGTTAAAGTACCTACACTTGCACCGGTGAGAGTAACAACTTTGTTATTGGAAGCTGAACCACTTATAGTAATTACATCACCTATCGCAAAAGCACCAAAGGCATCAGCAACTGATGTGATTGTATCATCACTACCTCCGCCATCAACAAAGGCAATATCCTCTCCGGTTACTTTTTCGTAATCTAAATCATTCCAGTATTTGTAGGTTACATAAACGGTAGTAGAACCACCTTCTGCAACTACCAATGAACCTTTTACTGTGCAAGAATATTTTTTTGTTGTTAGGGTAGTGCCTCCTGCATTAGTGGCTACCTTGCTTACTAATACGTTAGAATGTGCAAGGGATTTTACACCACCAACCAATGTTACACTTTCATTTTCTATTTCTATACCTGCACCCCGACACGCAAAAATCGCACCTAATTTTCCAGCTTTTTCAGTCATTTACATCACCTCTAATCATTATCATTTAGCATTATTTACGATGCATTGTAAGTATACGGACCAGTTCCTTGAAAACTTACTGTTGCAGTTACTAACCCATCAACAACACTGCTAATGCTAATACTTGCAACCAATACATTACCAGTATAATTAGGTGTAGCTGCTCCAACCAATAAAACCAGTTCTCCACTATCACCTTCTTTTACTGTATTCTCTGCTTCCCAATTTAGCTCACAACTTGCTGTCCAGCCATCACAACCACCTATAAAAGTTTTATGTCCATTATCACCGTAATCAGTAGTTGGTAGCATATCTGCTGCACCGTCTAAACTCCAACTTTTTACACCTGCTGTTAAATTTGGGAAAGTCATTGAACCTGATTTTCCTACCACTTCTGCCATTTAAAATCACCTCTTTCTTTATTTGATTTTTTCTAATACATATTCTTCATTGACTTCTATTTCATTGAAGAATATAATTTTCCATCCATATTTATTAAATACTTTTTGTCTATCATCTTTCCATTGTTCTATCGATTTATTATTTCTTAACTTGTAATATCTTGCGTAAACTTCTATCGCTATCTTTTCACCGTTTACATTAATAAAATCAGGATTTTTCTTTTCAATAAAGAATTTACCGTCACCTACATATTTATAAGGTAGGTTATGTTTATTAATTATACCCTGAAATTTATCTTCAAGGGATGTTGGTATTCTTCTTCTTAATGCCTTTTTGACACTTTCAGGAGAATGTAATAGTTTAATATTTTTAGGCATTTTCCCCTTCAATGCATTACTTATATTATCCTTATGTTCTTCACTTAAAGCACCTGTTTTTTTATCCTTATTCCAAGGGTTAAAACCTTTCGTAAATTCCGTATCTCGTGATATATGTAATCCTTTTTTTGCTTCACTCATTGCTATTAATGTTGATTCTGAATAAGGATTGCTTCCCCCTTTATTCCAGGGGATGTCACCCTTTTTAAATTCAGTCGCTGGCGAATTTCTATAACTCAATTTTATATCTCTCACTTCTGCACCTCATTTCTGTACTGAATTGCATAGTGCCACGTGTCGTTTTCTCGTGTCAAAATATTAAATTCTCGTTTCATATAAATATGAGAATATCCTTCTACTGTCAAGACACACCAGTCAAATAATGCTGTCAGTTTTTCGTATATAGTGTTTATCGTTGTAGACGAGCTACTATCATCGAATATAGAGAATTGTAAAAGACTATTCTCCATGTCCTCTGTAAACGTCCAGTCTGGAACATTGCTAACTAAATTATATACAACATATGGCATTACGGCGTCTTGAGGTGCCTCTGTAAAGTAGAAGCCCGTTATCACCGCTTTAAGTGCTTCGTTACCTGAATATTTAGAATAAATGCCTGTAAATAATGCTTGCATATAAACCCCTTATATAATCTTCTTAAATAATGCTAATATCTTCTTTTCGTTTTGATGTAGTGCAGGTCGTAAATATGGCTGTGGTGGCTGTTCTATACCTAATTCAACTGCCCTTGCATATTCTACATTCGTGCCTACATAACCTGTCATTCCTTCAATTTCGTGAGTGATCGAACTTCTTAATCTTCCTGTATCTACCGGACACAATTTTTTAGCATCACGTTCTACCATTAAACAAGCAGTAGACATTATTCTCTTATTCTCTTCATTTACCTTTTTCACAACTTCAGCACCATACCAAATTATATTCCTTACTGCCATTATATTTCCTCTTTTAAAGTAATCTTTAACATATGACCTTGCATATTACCAATATTGTTTATATAGATAATCTTATATGTTGTTGTTCCCTTTATAAATATATCTTTTGCTGTGATAGTTAAGCCTATAGGAAAATCTATATAGAAATTGAAATCAGCAATTACCGTAAGTTTGTCAGATGAAAGTCTTTCGTCCCCAGTAATCGTAGAGAGAACACCTTTTATTTTCC